AGAAAAATGGAAAAGAAAAACTTGTTCTTGTGGATTTTGGTTTGAATAAACAAGTTTGGAACAACTATTACCTTAGACGATAGCCGAGGACTATACTTATTCATTATGAAACTTTCAAAGAAAAAACTAGGAGCTCTCATTGAGCAAATCATTCAAGAAGAAACTGGTCCATTTGGAGAAGTCTTTCCTGATGAAGAATATCTTGGCATGGTTGAGAGCACAAAGGCTCATATGGAAAGAGTTGTAGCTAACCTTCAAGATATGATTGAACTTTCAGGCGGAAGTCCTGGGTATGACCTTGAAAAGCTTTTGAAAGTTGCTGAGAAACTCAAACAAACGATTGATAGGTTATGATGAAGGTTCCGAAATCAATAAGTGCATCAGCCGCAAGAAAAATTGGAGATGCTATTGGAGTTGATTGGAATGAAGTCGACCTTGAACAGTTCAGAAAAGGCATCAAGGTTGAACTTGAACATGGAACAGAACTTGGACCTCAAACAAACGTAACAGGTAATGATTTGGAAAAAACAGCAAGAATAGCTCTTGCTCATCTAAAAGAACTTCCGGATTATTATTCCAGGCTTTCAAAAATAGAGGAAAGACGTATGACGAAAAAAGAATTGAAGAAACTTGTTGAAAGTATTGTTGAAGCAGAACTTCAAAATGAAGACCGCGGAAGGCATGACAGTCATCCTTTATTTGCCCCGGACAGCTCTGCACTTTCAAAAGACGAATTAAACGCAGCTCTTCAAAGACAGAAGGAAAAGAAAATGAGAATGGATGCTCAAAGAAAAAGAGCTGCCATCAAGAAAGACCTTCGAGAAGAAGACGAGCTTTGTGAAGACTACGATAGAACAGATGAAGCTAAACAACTTCTTCAAGAGCTACTTCCACAGGTAAGCTCAATACTAGAAAAGAGCCGTCAACTTGAAACGGCTCTTTCGGGTACACCTGGGACTGAAAATATTCGAGGCGCTGTGGAGTATCACTCAGAACAGCTTGGAGCTGCCCTAAACGCTCTCAGAAAGCGCGTAAGATAATTTCACTCATCTTTCATCGAAAGAAATCTGTTTATGTAATCCCGGTTTTCTGAAAAGACCGGGATTTTTCTATCAACAGATAGAACATTACGATAAACATTGTCTGAGATTTGAGAAGGTGTTCTAAAGATACAACGCCCTCTGGTGTAATAAGGCTCCCAAGCTTCTTGGTCATCCAAATCAACATCCTTCTCAAGGAGCATCTTCTTTACTTCGTCTGTGCTCTTTTTGAAGAGTTGTTTTTGAGAAAAGTATTCTCTCGCAACGGTATTGACACTGTTTCGAATACAGTCTCTTTGTCTCCAAAGAAAATAGTTTGAAACATCATTCTCTGGCATTACAAATGCTCTAGAATCAAAAACAGCGGGACGATAAAGGTCTGAAATAAGAACTCCGTTTCTTTGATCTTCGGGATATGTCTTCTTGATTGACTCAATCATTTCTGAGTTCTTTTGCCAAATCTGATAGCTTTTAGCCGTAAAATGAGCTGACATCATTCCGGCTGAAACAGAAAGAATCTTTGGAAGTTCATTTGCAAACCATGGCTGTTCCTCATGGTTTCTATATGAGTTTACAAGAATTGAAACTTCATCACTCTGAACGTATGCAATCATCGCTCCAGAGATTTCTTTCATAAGGATCTGAGTTGTTTCATCGAGAACCTTCATTAAGTGATCATCAAAAGGTTTCTCAGCATGAGTCGTATAGGAATGAAAAGCTTTGCCATCCAAACGGATAATAAGAGGCATTCGCATAGGAAGAGTTTGTGTCCAAACTCTTTCATAAGATTTCATTCTATCTCCGAGAGATAGCCTGTCAGTTTTACTCATTTATTCTTTCTTTCACTCTTCAACTTGGAAACTTTTGGAAGTAGTTTTTCAACTGCTTGTAATTGTTCTTTTAGTTTATCGTCCCAACGAACTTGAAGTTCATTCCAATCAGCAGTTTCCAACTTTTCACAAGTTTTTTCAAGTTGAGAAATTGTTTTTCTCATTGCTTCACAAATACTCATTGAGCGTGAAAGCTCTGCTGTAAGTCGTGCTCTTACAACTTCATTTACCTGATCAACTTTTGCTGATTTGCGACGGAAACGAAGTTCACTTACAGTAATCCCAAGTCTATTTGCTTCGACTTTATCTGCAAGACGCTTTTGTTTTGCAGCTTCTCTTTGAACTTTCTTTGCTTTTTCACGAACATATTCTAAAATGTGTTCATGAACTTCTTGCTGTTGGCTGTTGCCACGTTTCAGACTCCAAAATATGCTGTAAGAATCATAAACTGTTCCAACGAATTTGTTTTGCCATTTGAGACTTGCTAAATCTCTCAGTGTTGGGTCTTCTTCTGATTTGATAACAATTATTTGATAGTCCGCACCGAGCTTCGACCTGATTGCTGAAAGTTCTTTTGGAAGAGTTACAAACTCTTCTTTTTCGAGGTTGTACGATTGACCATACCAACTTCCTTCCTTTGTACAAAGGAGAAGATATTTTGGAGAAACTCTAACAATTTCATATTCTCCAAAGTTCAGGTCAGGCAACAAAGCTGAGGAATAGGTATCATATCCGCTAGAATAATGACTCATTTCTTTTCCTCGTCATTTTTGAGTTTGATATAGTAACTCAAAGCATTTTTCATGTCACGAATTTTCCATTGAAACTGGTGCATATTATCGCGAAGTGCAAGTTTTTCAAGTTCAATTGTTCCAAGAACTTCTCTTGCCTTTGCGATTTCTTTTTCTAGCTTATCAAGCTCATCATTGTATTTGAATACAAGAGAAACCTGCTTCTTCAACTTTTCCACATTCTTGTCCTGAGTTTTTGACATTCTCTGGACTTTCTTTTGGAACATGAAATCTTCAACCGAAAGACCCTTCGACTTAGCAAGTGCTTCGTTCTTTTGTTTACGTTCCTTTTGAAGGATTTTGTTCCTCTCCCTTCGTTGCTTTTCGATATGTTGATTGATTTCCGCAATCAACTTCTTCTTCTTTTCAGGAAGAATACTGGCTCCGGTATTCTCGTCTTGTCGAGCATAAAGCCTCGTCGTGTCCGACAAAAAGTATTCACTAAAATAACCTTCATCAATTATTCCAATTGATCTCCAAATAGGATTACCCTCTTGATCCAAAGATTCTTTTTCAAAAATCGTAAATTGGTTATATTTTGTTCGCCAATATGAACTGGATCTCTCTTTTTGGGTTGCTGAGATTTTGAATGTTTCAAGTTCAACTTCATCAGCATCCTTCGGAAATAAGAAGAAAATTTGTTTGTCGAATGATGTTTGAATTCTGTTAGCCATATAGATATAGAATACTGGGTTTTGGTTGGAATTTCAAGAGATTTTTCTTATACTTTATTGTATGGAAGAACAAGAACTTGTAAGAAGGATTGGAAAACCTGAGCCTTGGTATGCACACATTTTTAGGTGGCTCATTCGAGGTCATTCAAAGAAGATGAAGTGATACTTACTCTTATGAAGATTGAAGTATCTATCAATGGTAATCCTCTCAAACTAAAACTTCTTCTTTCGCCAGAAGAAAGAACAAAGGGTTTTATGTTTGGAACAGAGCCCAAAGATCATGAAGGGTTGATGTTCGTATTCCCAAGTCAAGAAACCCATTCTTTTTGGATGAAAAACGTTCCATTTGACCTAGATGTTATAGGACTTTCAGCAACACTTGATGTTGTTCATATTGGAACTTTGAAAGCAAATAACGAAAAAAGTCACCTTGTTCCAAACTCAAAATATGTTCTTGAGGTTCGAAGTGGTTGGTGTAAAAGAAATTCCATTCAAATTGGCGATTTTGTTTTGATGAGATGAGTCACAATCTTAGTGTTTGAGTGACACAACTTTTTTACAGCTTCAATATTCCCTGGATGGTCATCATAAAAGATGACCTCATTTATTTTGAACTTTTCGATAACCCACGAAATCCAAATGGCTTTATCTGTAGGATGAGAATGCATATGCTCCCTTCCCACAGGCATGATTTGCACAGGTGGAAGGTCATGTTGTTTTAGAAAGTGAACTACAGGCACATCCGTAGTTCTCGCTGTTAGAATGACAACGGAGTTAATTCCATCTTTCTTTACAGCCTGTACAAGGATGTTTACAATTTCATCAATCTTGTCTGCATCGCGGGGCTCTCTAAAGTCAGTGAAATCAAAAATATCTTCTTCTTCTTTTTGATAAGTGAGATAGTCTTGTGAATTTAGTTCGATGACTGAGCCATTACCCTTCCGAACACGCACAATGTTCGAGGTTTTCGCCAAGGTATCATCAAAATCAAATATGTGCAATCTCCTCATGTAACAAGGATAGCACACCTGGGCATTTTTCTCAAATAAAGCGACATGGCTAAGAAATTCATAGCTATTTATCTATCGTATGCCTACATTCATCCAAACAATGAACCCGACACCTTGGGGATATTGGAATGTCTCTTTGGACAGGTGCAATCTACCAGGTGTATACATACTTGTATTTGCTAAAAAATATTTCTATATTGGTTCAAGCAACAAATGTTCCCATAGAATAAATCAACATTTTTGTGACGTCAAAAAGAACAAACATAACAATTCATGGTTTTCAAGAGTTTGTCAAAAATATAAAGACGAGATAAAGGAGTTTTTCATTTATTGTTCTAATCGTCAGGAAGCTTTCGAAAAAGAGCAAGAACTTTTAGATTTTCACTACAAAGACACAAACTGTCTAAATCTTTCTTCTATCGCAATTGTGCCATCAATGAGCGAAAGTGGACTTTCAAAATTGAAAGAATGTGCAAAGAAACAACACAAAGAGAAAAGGTTTGGACATGAAAAAGTTATAGAGTGGAATAAAAGTGAAAGGGCGCGAAAAATAAAGTCAGAAAGCGCAAAGAAACAAAGAGAAAATCCAGAATACGTGAAATGGTTATATGAACGAGTGTCTTTGATCCGAGCAAAAGAATACAACATCTGGCTAGTAAATCCAGAGGGTGAAAAAGTGATTTTACAAAGGAACCTTTCTGAATTTTGCAAAATGCATGGATTAGATAAAGCAAATTTGGGTAGAGTTTTATGTGGTAAAGCGAATTCTCACAAAGGATGGAGATTGTTATAATGCCTTCGTTTATTCAAACACAAAATCCGTGTCCGTTCGGCTACTGGGACTCCGATCCAGCTTATCAAAATGATGCTGATAAGTTGGTCATCTTTGTTTTGAGACGTTTAGGTGAAGATGTTCTTTCCGTTGAGCTTACAAAGAAGATGATTTGGTCAGCTTTAGAAGAAGCTACCATGGCATTCAATGCTGCCATTATTGAATATAGAGCCAAATCTGACCTCACCAGTCTTCTTGGTACAAATACTGGTTCCCTTGATAGTTCAAACAACTATTATTCAACTATCAACCTTACAAACGTTTACACTTTTCCGAACTTCGAATTTCTTACAAGACTTGCTGAACCTTATGCTGCTGAAATTGGTTATGGTCAAAGTCAAGAAAGTTATTCTGGTTCTATAACTCTTAGAACAGGTCAACAAGATTACGATTTATACACTGACCTTGTGGATCAAAACAATATTCCTCTTACCAACTACCAACCAAGTGAAAGTGTTGGAAGAATGAAAATATTGGAAGTCTTTCATGACACACCTGTTCAATATGCTTTCAATTCAAATCTTGCAAGCAACTTCATTGCTTCTGGTATGCCTGTTGAAAGTTATATTCCAGATACACGTTTCTATGTCCTCCCAGTTTTCGAAGACGCTCTTCGTGGTGGAATGCTTGAAACTGCACAAAAAATAAGACGATCTCATTACAGTTTCCGTGTCACAGGAAGAAAGATTAGGATTTACCCAGTTCCAAACAATCTGGTGCCAACCTTCAATGACAAATTGTGGATTCGTGTCTCCTTTCCTTCATCTGTTGCTCCTGGCATCATTGGAATGCCTCTTTCCGGCTCTGGAGTGGGTATTGGTATTTCAGGAAGTAATCCAATAGAGCTTGACACACTTTATGGAGCAAACAACCCTGCCAATATTCCATTTGGTTTGATAGATTACAAGTCATTGAACCCTTGGGCAAGAAATTGGATTTTTCAATATGCTTTGGCAATTTGTACAGAAATGCTTGGACGCGTTCGTTCAAAGATGAAGACTATTCCAATTCCAGAAAGTCAAGTAGATTTGGATGGAAGTGATCTTGTCCAACAAGGCAGAGAAGACAAAGATAAGTTGTTGAATTCTGACACAACTGGATTGTATGGAAGATTGAATGAACTTACATACGACAAGCTTGCCGAAAGAGAAGCTCAAAAGGCAGAGAACATTCAAAAGCAATTGCAGTATCTTCCATTTCCTGCAAAATATGCAATTAGGAGAGAGTGATGAAAACAATCAAACAATTAATCTTTGAAAGAGAAGTTCAACCAACTTCTCCTCAAGCTCAACCTCAAAGTCCTCAAGGAAAACAACCTGCTCCAGTGCCAGGTGCAGCCAAAGAAAAAGAATTGGCTCCTTATAGAGAAGCAGCAAGAATGTTGGTAAACATAACCAAGGGACAAGACCCAAAGGGACAAAAAGCTGTTGAACTTCGTGCAAAAATGAAGAAACCAATGCAGCAGTTTGTCAATCAGGAAAATTTCCATGACGACGCAAAACTTGGTCATCTATTTCGTGCAATTGAAGACGAAGCAAAAAAACAAGGTATTGATGAAAGAGGATTGATTGCAATTCTTCAAATCGTTGGTGGATCAGTTGGTTCTGCTTCAAGAAGACTTTTGAATCTCCACTACAATACAACACCTGTTCACTGATAGGTTGAAATGTCATGGCTCGTTTATTCATAACACGTAAAGAGATTGCATTCATCAATGATATCACAAAAGAATTGATCAAGGATGTTATTGGTCAATACATCTACTATTACGCTGTTGATGTTGAACGAACACAAACACATCCTGTTTATCAGGAAGCTATCAAAAAGGTTTTCAAGTCTCCAGTCAAACTTGATTGTTTGATCGGACAACCAAAAAAGGAAAGTGTTGCTGATATCTTTGGTTCTTCCATTGATACAACTCTTGAACTGTTTTTACAAGCAAGAGATTTGATGGACAAAGATATAAAAATAAGTGAGGGAGATTTCTTCACTTATGGTGATAGTGCATTTGAAATCGTTTCTTATGTTCAACTCTCTAATTTGTATGGTCAAGAAGAGTATGAGAACGGATATAAGATTATTGCAAAAACTGTTTCTTCTGACGTCTTCAATCCTAAAAACTTCAATGGACCTTCTGTCGATGCCAAGGAGTTTGCAAATAGTGACGTTGAAAAAACTTGGAGTCAGCAAAGAGGTCTTCCTGTAACTCCAAACAATGAAGAAACAAATGACTTCAGACAAATCAGAGATAGACTTGCAGGAGAAATGGCTCCTATTGCTCTCGGTGAAGGTCCAAGAGAAATTGTTCTGGATGATGAAAAGCCAGATGAAACAAATACATTTGACAATGAGTCAACTCCATTTATTTACAGCGATGATTGAGGAAAAATGAAACTTTTACACTTTTCACCAAAACCTATTGAACGGGTCCGCGCTGCGGAGCAAACAAATAATTTTCCACCTAAACCGGATGGTTTTTGGTATTCTTGTGGAGATGATTGGGAAAACTGGGCAAAAGCAGAAGGTTACAAAATCCCAAAAAAATACATCTATCAAATTGAAGTTGATTATTCAAAAATACTGACGATTCGCAGTGAGAAAGAACTAAAAGATTTTGTAAGAAATTTTGGAATGAATTCTGGATCTAAAATTCCAAAATATGCTCTGACGCCAGATTGGAAAAAAGTAGCTAGTCAATATTCAGGCATTGAAATTTGCCCATATATTCACAGTATGAGACTGGAAATGTCATGGTACTATCCTTGGGACGTTGCATCAGGATGCATTTGGGATCCATCAGCGATAAAGAGTTTGAAATTGGTAGGAGGCACAATGACAAAGAAAGAAAATCTAAATGAAGGTCTTGTTGACCTAATCAAAAAAGCTGTTGCTTCTGCAAAACAAGGTGTAAGCCAAGGTTGGGAGAAAGTTCAAGGAGCGTTGCGTTCGGCTGTCGCAAATCTATCAGGCATTATTCAAAAGAAAGCTCCTGAACTTGCAAAGTTGAAACCTCAACTTCAATTCATTGTTGATATAAAAAATGAAGCTGAAAAGGAAACGGGTGAAAAGTTTCCCATTGATAACACAATGCAAATTGCTCAAAACCTTACAAATAAAGTCAAAGAAGCTTCACAAGAAATAAATGGATTGAAAGCTCAGGTAAGTAACGTTGTAAATCAAGGACAGCAAGTTCCTCAGAACCAAAGAGGTGTTCAAGAAGCTTTTGCAATTCAACTTACAGGAATTCTAAACGAAACAATCGCTGAATACTCCGCAGACAAAGCTTCACAACCGCTGAATGAAGCACTTGGAGTAACGACTGTTGTTGGATTGGTTCTTGGAATAATGGGAGGAATTCCATTACTTTTGAAAGGTCTTTACAAGTTTTCAAAGTTCCTAGGTCTTGAAAAAACTTCTCATGCGATTGAACATGCATATCATGTGGCTCACAAGATTGAGGAAAAAGGAATTGACATAATTATTCCTGACAGACTTTCTTATGTTATCTACAAGAAAGCTTGGGCAAAGGGCTTCAAGACGTCAAAGACATTCCTTGAATTTGCAGACTACTCACAAAACAAACAACACGCAAAACAAAAAGTTGAATCACTCATTTACAAACTTCTTCTTGTTTATTTTGCGGCAGAAGGTATTTCGGGTTTGTTGCACTCAACATCAGCAGCACTTGCAACAGCAGAAGGTGCAGCCTCTACTGTAAAGGCAGTTGAAATTGCAACAGGCATTGTTGATGCTGTATCAATCGTAAAGAAAGCATGACATGTTTGATGAGATTTACAAACAAGTTCAAAAGAACACGCTTTTAGAAAAAATTCGTTCAAAGTCTTTCAATTGGAATGAGTTCAAAAAACTTGCAGAAAAAAACAATATGGAAGAAGCGAACACCTATGCTCAAAAACGGCTTCAATGGCTCGGAGCGGGATCTTCCAGATGTGCCTTCGTTTTATCCTCACGTTTTGTGTTGAAATCCGCTCTTGGAGCAGGTCCAATAGGATTAGCTTCTTTGAAGGGTGTAGCTCAAAACAAAAATGAAGTTGAAGTTTTCACAAATCCAGATTTGAAGTCAATCTTTACAGAAATTTATGACTTTGATAGCAACTATAGATGGCTTGTTTGCGAGATTGTGAAAGAAGCGCATAACAGAGATTATCTTCGAGCTTTTGGATGTACCAAAACTTTCTTCTTTTATGTTTTGAACAAAATCCTTTTTAAAAAAACTGTACCAACTGAGGCGGTTTTGAAAGAGTTGGCACAAGGATATCGCGAAAATGTAAACAAAATAAACTTCAAAAAACTTTTTGAAACGTTCAAGGGCGTTCAAGAAGCAATCAAATACGGTTTACATGGAGGCGATATCGCATATGATGACCATTGGGGAATTACTGCTTCTGGTAGAATTGTATTATTAGACTATGGTCTTTCTCTTGACGTTTGGGACGAACACTATCTAGGAATGTAGCAATGAATTTTATCGATAAAAGATTTAAGCAACTAATGGAACAAACTGACATTGAAGAGAAGTTGAGAGGCAGAAAAGGCACTCAAAACAGTTCCTTCAATTTCAAAGAATTCCAACAGATTGATAGCGAAAAGTGGTCAGTAGCAAATCATTATGCAAAAGAAAGTCTTGAAAAGATAGGTCAAGGATCTTCACGAGCCGTTTACATTTTATCATCTAGATATGTTTTGAAAATTGCAATGAATAAAGCAGGTTTCGCCCAAAACAAACTCGAAACACAAATGTCACAGGATCCTGAAGTTTCTCACATTCTTGCCAAGGTTTACAAACACAATCCTGAAGGGATGTGGCTTGTTTCCGATTTGGTGAAACCAATGGACCAATTTGATAATTCCACGAAAGAATTCATCAAGATTGCCGGATTTGATTTTTACGACCTCTTTGATGGTTCGGATCGATTTGGACGCCTTGAAACATATCTTGATGATCTTGAAATGATAAAACAAATGATCATCAGTTTGCAAAAGAGTTTAGAACTGACAGAAAATCCCAAAGATATCAAAGAAATACAAAAGAATATTCAACATTATCAAAAAAATATAAAAAGTTTGGAACTGAACATTGAAATGCTCCGTGCTGATCTCGGAGAAGAAACTGAACAGTTCAAAAAATATAAAGAAGCTGTTGAATATGCAAGAAAGAAGTATGGATTGTCAGAGGGCGACGCGGGGAAAATTGAACATTGGGGCAAGACACCAGACGGAAGAGTTGTTCTTCTTGATTATGGTTTGAACGATGAAGTTTATATCAACTTTTATGCATTCAATGCCTGACGCAGCAAATAAAAGAAAATATTTACAAAAGAGGTTTTGATGTTCCTTCGTGAATTCGAAAAAATCGAGAGTGAGGTTCTGATGGAGAAACTGAAAAGCAAAGGACAGTTCAATTTCCAACAATGGAAAAATTTGCCCTTCGTTGATCAGCTTCGGCAATTAGAACAACAGTTTCAAGTATTAGGAGAAGGATCTTCAAGAAAAGTTTTTCTTTTGAGTAATCGCTTTGTTATGAAGTTTGCAACCAATTCAAAGGGCATTGCACAAAACAAAACAGAAGTTCAGTTTGCTCAAGATAAAACACTGCAACCTGCTCTTGCTTTAATTCAAAACAGTGACCCAAAAGGTAACTGGGTCATGGCTCAACTTGTTCGTCCTCTTACATCTTGGAATGAGTTTGAGAAAATCAAAGGATATTCTTCTGAGATTATCGGATATGCAATGGGTGATCAATGGGAACCATCAGACATTGATCAATCTAAAATGTCAACACCTGAACAGAAAGTCAAAGCAAAACAAGACTTGATTTTCTTGAATGCTATCAACAACCTTGTCAAGAAGGGTCTTATTCGTGGTGATATGAAGTTCCATGATCATTGGGGCAAAACTCCAGATGGTCGTGTTGTTCTTTTGGATTATGGTTTTGACAAAAACACAGCAAATACAGAGTATGCAAAAGATGGTAAGTCGATTGGTTCTGACAGTGCTACTAGAAAACCTGTGAAAACAAAAACATCAGCACAAACCCCTGGAAATCAAGCTCCAACTGTTGCTCCTCCCAAGAAACAGGCTCAATAAGAATGAATGACCCCTCATGGGTCTGAGCTCTTCTCTAATTGGTTATGTTCCATTCATTATCCTAAATCGATATTCCTCTTGGGGTTTATCTATTTATTGATATGTCTCAAAACAAAAACTCAACTCGTTTCAATATCGAAAGGGATCCTTCAGACCCTAAACCTCATTTGAATTCGGGATATGAGGATATTCCATCAACTGATTTTACCATTCCTCCATGCGGAATCACTGATGCAGATGAAGGAATGTTTAACCTATTCAATCGTGAAATTCCATTTACAATTGCTAAGGTTCGGACATCAAATGGAGCTGTTGATGTAAAGAAACCAAGTGTTATCTTTGCAACTGGAGAAAGATTTGCTACAGCAAAACAACTGAAACCTTTGAAAGATAAGGATGGAAGAATAATTCTTCCAGCTATCTCAATTAGACGCCGCGGCATTGAACAGACCACTGAGGATATCAATGGTCGAGGAATAAACCAACAGACAGGTACATTGACGATTTCAAAGAAACTTTCCGACAAGGACAGAGACTTTCAAAACTATTTGAACAAGTTTGCCTTGGAAAATATGAACCTTCCTGAAACGTCAAGAGAGACGGGAATCGATCAGTATGAAGAAGATGTTATTCAAGGGGGACTTCTTCAACCGAAGTTGAAATCAACAGCAAACATCTATGAAATCTATACGATACCACAACCTCAGTTTTTTACAGCAACTTATGAGATTGTGTTTTGGACTTCATTTACAGAGCACATGACCTATATGATTGAAACATTCATGTCTTCTTATCTTCCTCAAGACAAGATGTTTCGAATAAATACTGATAAAGGCTATTGGTTCTTGGCTTACGTTGAAGATCAGATGGCAAGTGGTGACAACTTTGATGACTTCAAAGATAACCGCCGTGTCCTAAGATACACCATCAATATGAAAGTAAAGGGCTACATCCTTGCTACGAACGCCCCAGGGCAGCCTGTGCCTGTTAGAAAATGGATCAGTGCTCCAGACATTGTATTTGACTTCCACAATATGGAGAATGACGTACACAAATCAGAAAACCTTGAGAGGGAGCCCGTTGCTCTCGGAGTTGAGGACAAGTTCATTCTTTCTGATATTCAAGAAAATCCGAAAACTAAACAGAAAGATACAACTGATAGGAAGTATTTAGTCAAGAAAGAATTTGTAGATAAAAGGACAGGAAAGACGTTTTTCCGATATGTGCCAGTTCTTCAACGTTTCAATCTAAAGGGTGAGTCGATTTTCTACACAAACGATTTTGAACTTATCCAGCAAATAGTATTGAAGAATAAGTGAAGCGGCAGTATTACGACAATTCAAGTCCTAATTAGAAGGAAGACAAGATTTAGTCTTCGTGAAAAAGGAACCCAAGAATGGCAGACCAGATTTTCAAAACTCCAGGATTTTATCCAAGAGAGATTGACCTTACAAGAACCTCACAACAACCAACAGGCGTTCCAGCAGGTGTGATCGGATCTTCTTTGAAAGGTCCAGCATTTGTTCCAGTTGTAGTTGGAACTTTCTCAGATTTCGTAACCACTTTCGGTGAGTTGGATAGCAAACATCCATCAACTTATACTGTGCAAAAATTCCTTGAAAGTAAGAACGCTGTTTCTTTCGTTCGTGTTCTTGGTGCTGGTGCAAATACAACTATTGCTGATATTGACACAACCAGAACTCAAGGAACTGTAACTAATGCCGGTTTCAAGGTTTCTTCATCTTTCTCTTCACGTTTCCCTGGTGATGCCGAAGGATCTGTTTACTTCATCGGCGGTAAGCACGTTCTAACTGGTTCTGAGGCATACGGCATGCCAATGTTCACAGATAATGCTTCGTTCCTTTCTTCAGGTGCAAGCGACGAAGTGTTCTTGGTTCGTGGTGTTCTCTTTGCAGCTTCGGGCACAAGACTTCAAGTTCTTGATTGGAACCAAAGCTACAGTGAAGACCTTGATAGCTTTGCAGCTCCATCAGGGGCATTTGACCGTTCATTCAAGTTGGCAATTTCAACATCCGTTGGAACTTCATTCGCCAATAGTGATGGATTTGCAGGTGTAAGAATTGTTACTGCTTCTCTTGATCCAACAAGTGTAAACTACATCGCAAAAGTTTTGAACACAAATCCAGAGAAGTTTGGCACGGAATATCACGTTCTTTACGGAGATTACGCTGTTGATGCAGAACTTGCTTCAATCAACACAGGTTCGGCTGACCTTTTCCTTGCATCAGGTTCAGCAAATACAACCACAACAGGTGGAGATACTTCTTCTCCATTCCGTCAGCTCTTTGGACGTTTCGACACAAGATTTACAACGCCATCAACCCCATGGTTCATTTCTCAACCATTCGGTAAGAATGAGTATCGTCTTTTCAAGATTTTCTCAAAAGATGATGGTGCTTACGCAAACAACAAATACAAAGTTTCTATTGTAAACGTCAAGAAATCTACAGATTTGAGAAACAAGTATGGAACTTTCTCTTTGGTTGTTCGTGCATTTGATGATAACGACTATGAACCTCAAGTCGTTGAGCAGTTCAATAATCTCTCATTGAATCCATCAGATGACAACTACATTGCAAAAGTTGTTGGTGACAGTTACGCTTCTTTCAACTTCGATGTTGTTGATGAAAGAGACAAGAGACTTCAACAATATGGAATTCATCAAGGACAGTCCAAATACATTCGTGTAGAGATGGATGAGAGCCTAAACTCAGGATTTACTCCACCAGAGGCTTTGCCTTTTGGTTATGAGGGATACGAAGTTCTTTCAACTAACCCAACGTTGCTTGACAACACAGGTTCAGCAGGCTCGATTCGTCTTGGAGCTTCCGGTTCAGGCGAAGGAAGACTTCTTGGAGCAATTGTTCCTCCATTGCCATATCGTTTCAAACTAACTCGTGGTTCAGTTGATACAACTGGAACTTGGAGAGGTGCGCCTGGCAATCTTGAAGTTGTAGACCGTCGTCTCTTTTGGGGCGTCAAGGACAGCAGAAACAATAACGTTGTAAACCCAAATGTTTCCTCTGAACCAAACCCATTGGTTGAGAGTTACACCAAGTTTGCCGGTATTTCAAAGCTTGATACAGTTGTAACTGGAGCTTTTGTGAACAGATTCAATAGCAACAAGTTCACTCTTGCTCGTGTTGCTCTTTACAACCAAAATCTTGCAGACGTAACTTCATCTGTTGAAACACACATTCGACAGGCAGCTTACATTCGTGATGGTGAACCAGATGTTTCATCTTACAAGATTACGGACGGAACTCTTCAAAGAGTCACATTTGCAACTCTTTTGAATAAGGGAACAAGCGCAGCCGACTTCAACAAGTTCTCTGATTTCACGAAGTTCACAGCTCTTATGGCAGGTGGATTTGATGGAACAAACATTCTTGATAAAAATGCTGCGACATTCAATGACCGTTCAACTTCAACTGAAGCTCGTGGAACAACCATTGGAAATGCAAACGCTGCGTTCACTTCGCCAGGATTTGGTTTCAACCAAAATGCAACAGGTATCTTGAACAACAGTATCTTTGCATTCCGTACAGCAACGGACATTATGACAGATCCTTTGGCATCTTCAATCAATCTTCTTGCTGTGCCTGGACAAAGAGAGCCTCTTGTGACGGATTATGTTGCTGACGCTGTTGCGACAAATGGACTTATCCTTTACACGATGGACGTTCCATCTTACAACGTTGACATTGAAAGAGTTTTCGATGGAGAAGGTGATGCTTCGGCTTCAACACGTGCTGACGTTCAAAACACAGCAGATCAGTTTGAGCTTCGAGCATTGGACAACTCATATGTTGCTCCTTACTTCCCAAACATCATCATTACAGATATGAACACTCAACGCCGTGTTGTTGTTCCTGCCTCCGTCGCTGCATTTGCTGCAATCGGATTCAATGACAAGGTTGCATATCCTTGGTATGCACCAGCAGGTTTCAACCGTGCAGCACTTTCCTTTGTTGAAAGAACGACTGTCCGTATCAACCAACCAGATCAGGAAAGACTTGCCGATGTTAGAATTAACCCAATCGTCAAGTTCCCTCGTGAAGGTTACGTTATCTTCTCACAAAATACATTGGACAATGAGAGAACGGCTCTTCAACGTATCAACGTGAAGCGTCTTCTTCTTGACCTAAAGCGCCAAGTCATCGGAATTGGAAATAGTTTGATTTGGGAACAGATCACTCCAGAACTTAGACAGCGTTTGAGTGAACAACTTCGTAGACTTTTGTCAGAAGTTCAAACAAATGGTGGGATTGATTTTTTTGAAGGAATCTGTGATAACAGAAACAATACACAAGCAGATGCAGATGCAAATCGTTTGAACTGTCAAATCAGACTTGTACCAGTGAAGGCAGTTGAATTTATTGCAATCGACTTCATTGTTACAAACTCCGGTGTTGAGTTTCAGTGATTGAACAATAGTTAGAATAGGGTAAAAAATGACAACAATCAGCTTCAAATCAGGAATATATAAAATTGAAAATGAAGTCAATGGTCGTGTTTACTATGGAAGTTCTATTGATCTCAAAAGAAGAAAAAGGGAACACTTCAATGCTCTAAAAAAGAGAAAGCATTCAAATCCATTTCTTCAAAATGATTTCAACAAGTACGGTGATGGTGTGTTTGCTTTTCACATTACCAAATTTTGTAGTCCTGAAAATCTACTTGTTCAAGAGCAAAGATATTTAGATGAGTTCTGGGATCAAAAAACAAAATGTTATAACATAAAGAAGACTGCTGAGATGCCTTCTGAGGAAGTTCGCAACAAACTTTCAAAAGCAAATTTCGGAAATGGAAATCCAATGTTTGGCAACCGAGGAAGATTGAACAAAAACAGTAGAAAAATATTCCAGTTTGACAAACGTGGAAATCTTTTGGCTGTTCATTTTGGCTGCAATGAGGCTGCTACTAAAACACATGGAAACCCTTCAGCAATCAATCTTTGTTGTAATGGTAAACTAAAAACGAGCGGTGGATTTATTTGGTCATATAACGAAAGTGTTGAACCTGAAAAAACTGTTCGTCCAAAAAGAAACAAAAGAATTTTAGTTTCTCCAAGTGGTGAGCATTTTGAGTTTACAAATTTGAGAAAATTTTGCGAGGATCATAGTTTGAAATATTCTAGCATTCTCGCTGTAATGTGCGGCAGTAGAACCTCCTGCCATGGATGGAGAAAAGAAAAATGACTATCAGCTTCAAATCAGCAGGCGTGTCCGTAAGAGTTCAAAATCTAACTGGTCCAACTGCAACACGACCAACTGGCATTCCTGCTGGTGTAGTCGGTGCTGCGCAAAGAGGTCCGGCATTTGTTCCTGTTACAGTTCCGACAACTCAAGATTTCAATCAGGTCTTTGGTGGTCCAAATGACTACATTTTCAATGGTCCAATCGCAGCAAGTGAATGGCTAAGGAACGCTCAGTCTCTTACATATCTTCGTGTTCTTGGAGCAGGTAATGCACTTGCAAGAACAACAGACGGAAGTAACTCCGGTAAGGTTGTAAATGCTGGATTTGTTGTCGGTTCAGACCTTCCACAAAATGCATCAGGTGGTGCTTTCAATGACAATCCATATGCATATGCAGGTGGAGATGAAGGAAGAACATACTTTCTTGCTTCAATCATGAAAGAAACTTCAGGAAGCGATTTCTTCTCTTCCGCAGGACTTCCAACCGAAGGAACGCCAGTTGTTCGAGGTGTAGTTTTCGCGCCATCAGGCGTTCTTCTAACGCTCTCATCTTCTGCATCCCCATGGAACACCCCAGCATCTTCTTCCGGAACATGGACGAACGCTGGAGGTCAGGTAACGGGTTCTGTAAACATCTCGGGAAGTCTACAAGAGTTCGTTCTTCTGTTGAACGGTTTCAAAAACTCGAATGAGCCAAATGTTATTTCTGCTTCTTTCGATGTAACTGCTCCAAACTATTTTGGAAAGGTCTTCAATACAGATCCTTTCAAGATTGAAGAAAAGGGTCATTTCCTTTATGCGGATTTCCCTGTTCACCCAGCACTTGCAACCGTAACTGGTTCAGGTGTTGTTTCCGGAAGCACATACCTTACAGAACAGATTGCTTTCCTTGTTTCTTCTTCTCTTAGCAGAAACTCAGGTTCAACCGTAACGCCAAACTTTGAAAACTTCGAGGACAGATACAAGACTCCAAAGAGCCCTTGGGTTGTGTCTCAGAACTTTGGTGGTTCACCACAAAATCTCTTTAGAGTTTGGTCTTTGGATGACGGTGAATATGCAAATAAGCGTGTGAAGTTCTCCATTGAGAACATTACACCATCTGTAAGCACTGTTGACCAATATGGTACATTTGACCTTATTGTTCGTGATTACAACGACACAGATAAGAACAAAAAAGTTCTTGAACAATGGAGAGGTTTGTCCCTCAATCCAAATGCACAAAACTATGTTGCAAAAGTGATTGGAGACTTCCACACATTCTGGAACTTTGATAACTCATCCGATCGTCAAAAGCTCATCACTCAAGGAAACTACCCAAATGCTTCCTCTTACATTCGTGTAGAGATGGACGCTCAAGTTGAAGATGCTGAGATTGATCCAACAGCACTTCCATTTGGTTTCCGTGGTGTTCAACATTTTCAAGTTTCGGGCTCTGCGCCGTTCGGAAATCAGAATGATGATGGAACATATTACGTAACTGGTTCGGGTACAGATCCAATCACTTATCGCTTTGTTCAGCCACCAATTCCTTACAGAAAGTCTCTTTCAAGAGGAGCTTCACCTAACCAAACAGTTGACCGCAGCTTGTATTGGGGTGTTCAATTTGAGCGTCAAACCTCTGTAACTGAACCAAACAAATCGACAGAGATTGAGACAGGCATTGGAAGCTTCGTTCAATACTATCCAGATTTCCAAACGAATTGGGCAGACTTTGTTGTTTATGACAACCAAGGCGCTCAAGCAACAACTGAAAATGGTATTGTTGATGCAGATGCATACAATAACAACTATTTCACTTTGAATAAAGTCAAGATCAAGTACACTCCTTCAACAGGTCTTGTTGATACTGTGAATGCTGTTACATGGTCTTATGTTCGTCAAGGAAATATCTCAAATGACTCAACAAACGGTTTCCGTGCTCTTGCAACTTCAGACCTTACAGACAGCTCTGTAAGACAGTTGGCTAAGTTCACAGTACCTCTTTTCGGTGGATTTGATGGAGTCAATATCTTCAATCAAGGAACACGTTACTTTACGAACGTTGCTGTTGAAGAAGAAATGGATAACACAAACCGCGGAACGGTGGATGGTCCAACGGTAAGTTCATATCTTACAGCTTTGAACATCTTGTCAGATGTAACAGAAGTTGATATTCAACTTCTTGCACTTCCAGGAATTCGAAACACCTACGTTACAGACAACGCATTGAATATGGTTGAGAACCGTTATGATGCTTTGTATTTGATGGATATTCAAAACATCGATGTAAACAGCACAGAAGTTTCAAGTTCTTCACAAACTCTTTCTGTTGTCAACACTGCAAACAACTTCAACAACAGAGGATTGAATTCATCTTTCGGTGCTGCATACTTCCCTGACGTTGTTATCCGTGACGACTTCAACAACACAACTAGAACAGCAGCTTCAACCGCAGCAGTTCTTGGTGCATTTGCTAAGAATGACAGCGTTGGATACCCATGGTTTGCTCCAGCAGGTTTCACAAGGGGCGCTCTTGAAACAACAGTTCGTCCAGCGGTTCGTCTTTCACGAGACAACTTGGATGACTTGCAGTCCGCAAACATCAATCCATTGGCTGTATTTGCAGGTTCTGAAGGAACGGTTGTTTGGGGTCAAAGAACACTTCTTCAAACTGAAAGTGCATTTGATCGTGTAAACGTTCGTCGTCTCTTGATTTCTCTTCGTCGTCAAGTCAAACAGATTGCTGACCGAATCATCTTTGAGCAAAACAGAGAAGCAACACTTGAGCGTTTCTCAAACTTGGTAAAACCAATCTTGAAGCGCGTGCAAGATAACAAGGGTGTTGACAAGTATCTTGTTCAAATCGATACAACAACGACCACGTTGGCAGATATCGAAAATAACACCATTCGTGGAAGAATCATGATTCTACCAACGAAGACTTTGGAATTCTTGGATATCTCCTTTGTTCTCAACAACAGAGGCAACTTTATTGCAGGATGATAGAAGATGAAGTTAACTTCGAAACAAATAAATAAACTAGCGGAGAAGTTGACTTTGTCTTCTTTGAAGCAGGTCATGAAAGAACAGCTTGATAGTTCGCCTGAAATGTCTGGTCCAAAAGGACGTTCACGTGATGAACTGGCTCTTGCTTATTCACTTTTGACTCGTAATATCGATCCAGCCAACTTTGATATGGATTTGGAACATTCTAAGGTTGTTCCACTTCTCATGTCAACTTCATACGAAGACGAAATCGATATTGAAAGTCTGGATCCAGAAATTCGAAAACAGCTTGATGACGTTGTTTTTGAATATGGAACATTGTATGATGATGACATTGTTTGGGATGCAAAAGAGCTTGCCAAGAAAAAGAGTGGTGAACACGGCATTTCATTCGGCGGACTAGATGAAGGTTGCGACGAAAAACTTGAGGAACAAATCGAGCCGGAAACTGATGGTAAACTTGCTTGGTTATTTCGTTTCAGAGCAGAGAATGGTCTTTCAAACGAAGAACTTCTTGAAGACATTGCAGAAATTTGCCAGGGAAATGAAACTGTTTGGAAGTATCTTGTTCGTGGATTGAAGAACAAATACGGATATAAGGTAGGATGAGATGAAAATTACAAAGAAACAACTTAGTAAATTGGTTGAGCAAGTTGTCAGTGATCATTTGAAAACGAGTCCAACTGTAAAAATAAAGAAGATTATTTCTGTACTTCAAAAACTTTTGGATAAAATGGGAAATCGTCCTCTTGGATGGGCAAGAGATATAGTTGAGCCAGTTATAAAAGAATTAGAAGTTCTTCTAATTGAAGTTGAGGATTTAGAAAAGAGAGTTTCTGATGCCGCTTGGAAAGATAATCCAGGCATGGGCATGGAACGTGATTTCTGATCTCGTTTGGATGGTTTACTTTCTCATAATGGTATTGGTTCTTTCTATTGCCAATACCTTGTTCATTGGTGGACTTCTGTATTTGATTTTGAACATTCAACCAAAGTTTCATCAACTGATAAGCAACTTTCGAAAAAAGAAAAAATAAGACTAATTAAACAAAGAAATCAGAATAGCTGATATTTGGAGATAAAAGATGGCAACTACATTAGGCGTAACCGAAATGCTTCCTAGTGTGCCAGGAGTTTATCAAATCAAAAACAAAGCAAATAATCGAATTTATGTTGGTTCAAGTGTGAATTTGTCAAGAAGGCACAAAGAACATTTTAGATTATTGATACTCAACAAACACCCAAATCATTTCCTTCAAAATGATTTCAATAAGAACCCCAATTTTTTCTCTTTTTTTATAATTGAATTTTGCGAAAGAGAAAATCTATTATCAACAGAACAAAAATGGTTGAATGTTCTTTTTGACAATCAAAAAGAATGTTATAATTTTTCAAATGAAGCACGTGCAAGATTTGGGGAACATTCAATCCAAACAAAACAAAAAATATCTTCTGCTCTTATAAACAAACCAAAAAGCAAAGATCATAGATTGAAAATTAATCAATCTAAAGAAAAATTTTCAAAACCGATTTATCAGGCTACTCTTGACGGTGAAATTTTAGAAAAATTCAAATCAATCTCTTTTGCTTCCAAAAGTACAAACATAGCTAAACCTTCAATTATGTCCGTTTTGAAAAACAAAAGATTTCAAGCGGGTGGATTTTTGTGGGTTAGTGAAATTGATGAAGTTATTTTTGCCAAAGAGAGATATTTACAAAATAAGAATATGGAATTGTTGAGAAAAAGAAATCAGTTTTCTATCAACAATCCAAGAAAGAAATAGACAAAATGGCTACTACGCTTGGTGTAACCGAACTTCTTCCTACAAAATTTGAGCCGATAGTAAAGCGTCGATTTGTTCTTGCAATTGAGGGAATTGACAGTTTCCTTATCAAGACAGCAGCTCGTCCAACAATGGCAACAGAGGAAGTTGCTATTCCTTGGATCAACAGCACTCGCTACATTGCAGGAAAAACAACCTTTGAAACAATGACTGTTACGCTTCATGACGCCATCGCTCCATCAGGCGCTCAGCAGGTTATGGAATGGGTTCGTCTTTGCTTTGAAAGCGTCTCAGGTCGTTCCGGCTATGCTGATTTCTACAAGCGCGACATTCAAATCAAGATGCTTGATCCTGTTGGAACAGTCATTCAACTTTGGGATATCAAGGGTGCTTTCATTACAAACGCAACCTTTGGTGACTTGGCAATGGAAGGTTCTGACCTTGTTGAAATTTCTCTTACAATCCGATTTGACAACGCGGTTTTGCAGTTTTAGACTATATCTTTAGACAATGCAGTCTTGAGTGGCTACACTTCAATTAAGAGGTTGTAGCCATGTTTATTTGTCCATATTGTCAAAACAGTTATCCATCACTCATTTCTCTTTCTGCTCATTGCAGAAAAGGACACAAGGTTTCATCAAAAGAGTTTTATACCAAATACTTTTTGAATGACATTGCTCCGAAGTGTAAATGTGGTTGTGATGAGGAGCCAAAATTTCTTGATATTACAAGAGGTTATCGAGACTTTATTCAAGGACATCAGTCTCGGGTCAAGAATAACTTCGTATCAGAGAAGATACAGCAAAAGAGTGCTTCAACACGAAGAAAAATGGTTGAAGATGGGACTTGGAAACCTTTTCATTTGAATGAAACTGGTGAACATTGGGCGAAGGGTCTTACAAAAGAAACTGATAAACGCATTGCCAAAATGTCTCAGTCCATTGTAAAAGGTCCAGAAAAGGAAAAGCGTTCAAAACGAATGAAAGAAAATCGCTTGAATGGAACTATTCCAACTTTGTCAGGCAAGGACCATTCACAATGGAAAGGTGGAACTTCATCTCTTTTAGCCACGTGTCATGCGAGTAAAAAACTTTTTGAAAAATGGAAATATCCAAAACTTGCAGCATCAAATTTTTCTTGTGAAAAGTGTAAAGCAAGTAGAAATGATACTCCAAGAGCAGACCTTGAAGTTCATCACAACAAAGAACAAATGAGTGAAATTGTAAGACGTATAGCTATCTCTAACAATTGGAAAGATTATTTTGGTCTTCCAACAACAGAGGAAACATTTGCTCTAAAACAAAAAATCTCTAATGAAGTCGCTCAATATCATATTGACAACAACGTCTCAGGAATTGTTCTTTGTAAATCCTGCCACAAAGAAGAACATGACAAACACAATCTTTGAAAAATTAGCACTGAAATGTCATACTCAAGCTATGAAACAGAAATGTCCAAATTGTTCATCGACCAATCTTTATTGGGCTTATGATTGCCACACATATAAATCCGGAACAAATCCAGATGGAACACCAAGATTTCTGTCTTGTCATCCATGTGATAGTGCCATTCGATATTCATGTGAAGATTGTAGATGGACGTTTGTTCATGGTTTGAATAAAGCAAATCCTCGAACAGAAGAGAATGAGAAAAGTAGACCTGACTGGATTGTTGGAGATTTGGAGTTTACAAAAAATTTCTTTTCACCTATTCCCGCTCCTGGGGTTGTAAGTATTTGGGATGATGATGAATAATTTCTCTATTTATCCTCATGATTCCTACGAAACCAACGAAAGTCGGTTCAACTGACACAGCTTTAGGTACTGATGCAAAGTCCTATGCAGAACGTCAGAAACAAAAGAAACTCGATGCCAAGAAACAGGCTTTGAAAGGTCTTGAAGATGTAGCTTCCTCAAAGGAAAAAGAACAACTTCAATCGGTCCTTGAAGGCATTGTTGATATGATTGTTGAACAAGAAGTCGAAGCCTCCAAAGATGATATCTTTGGAGAGTTTTTGTTTGGTGATCAGCGAGCTGAAACTAGGGCTTCAAAAGAAAAGAATACCCCCGAAGAAGATGAACTTCTTGATTCCTTAGCGTCTTGGATAAACGACACTCATCACACTGCCCTTTCATCCAATTTTGAAGAAGCTTGGAAACTTGTTCGTCAAGGAAAGTATGAAAAGTTTCTAAAGCCAGATGAAGAACGTCCTGTTTATCGGATTGTTCATGGTTTCAATGTGGCAAAAGCCCTTGGACTAACATCAAATCCAACCTTTCAGAAAAAGATTGAAGATTTGAAGAATGGTATTGAGCTCCAAAAAGTTCTTGATAATATTCCTTTCAAAGTCGATATTCCTATTTCTTATCCGCCGCCAAACAAAAAACTTCAGTCTTGGGGAATTGAGCCTCTTATATTGCAGAATTTCCTAAAAGGGGGAGAAGTGAATATCTTGATGAAGACAGTGCCCAATCCATCAAATGGAAAATTCCTTCTAAACCCTTATGAAATGACCTCGAACTTACGACCGAAGGACAGCGATCATGTGGCAATGATCAACATGCTTTCGACTGAAGGTGAAGTTATTTCTTTCGGAGATGTGAAAGTTCAAGCTGCGACAGCAGTATTTATATCAAATGAGTTTGGTACCGTATCCCTAAGAAGGATCATCCGAAGCATGTATGATCTGATGGAGAATGAAAATGAGTAAGAAGAAAAAGTTCACAATCAAAGAAAACATCTCAAGTTCAGAAACCCTAAGTGAACAAGATTGGGTTCCGTCTCCTTGGGAGATTGATCGTCAAAAGAAAGAAGAAGACGAAAGAAATCAGCAGAAGCAGGATGAACTTCAACTTCCAAATCCAAATGATGAAGCACCTTGGTATTGGGATGATAAATCAAGCAAAGAAAATGAAGATGAAGAGAAACGAGGAATTGAAATTGTTGACCTTTATGGTGAAGGTAAACTTCGACTTCGTGACCTTCTTTCTGTTCGTCCTGCTCTTGTCTCACCTCATCTATTTGGCTTCAACGGCAAGGCACCTAGAAGGCTCTCTGAGGCTGTGCAAATAAATGAAGGGGACCTTGCAGAGGGTGGATATTCAAAACTGATGAGAAGCCTCACAGGACAAGAAAAAAACATTTCATCAATCGGAATTGTGACAGCAGAAAATCCATTTGCGAAGGAACTGCCTCCAGAAGAAAACAAGAAGAGAAACAAGATGCTTGCACAATCTCTACGTCAAGCTGGTTATGGTTTCTACCAAATACAAGGCAAATATGGAAACGTTGAAAAGCCTTTAGTTATTCCAAACATTTCGAAAGATGATCTACTTTTCCTTGGAAAGAAGTTTGAACAAGAAAGTGTAATCTTCGTTGAGAGACAAGAAGATGGTCAAATGAAAGCAGAACTTCTTTACACAGATGGCTCTGGAAATGCCACGGAACCAAGAAGTGTTGTTCTTCCTGTTGCGCAAGATCAAGATGATTTTTATTCGATTTACAAAGGAAGAAAGTTTGTCATTCCGTTCTTCAATGACCTTTTCTCTGGTGCAACGATGAGTGGCGGTCGTGTAAACTATCCAGAAAAGACAGAAGAGTCATGAGCATCAAAAAATTAATATTTGAAGACGCTCCGTCCGAAGCCAAACCAAATGATGTTTTTGGCAAGTATCTCTTTGATAGAGACAGAAAAGACATTTCAAAAACAGAGAAACAACCAGAGACTCCAGAAGAAGAAGATTTCAAGAAAGGACTTTTTCAATGGATCAATAGTCAGGTGGCGGACAAAATAGCTCAGGAATTTCCGGACGTTTACAAACTGGCACAGAAAGGCAAGTATTCAAACTTACTTGTTCCGGAAAATGAACCGATTTATAGAGGAATTTCTTTTAGTTCTGTAAATTTAGATTTGTTTTTCAATACGACTGGACTATCAAAAGAAGACCTTGCAAGAAATCCTGGCGACGAACGTCTTTGGGTTTTTGAAAATGGTGTATTGGAAACAGAGCATTCTCCTATATTGTCATGGACTACAAAAAAAGAAATTCTGAAAGAATTTGCATATTCTTTCCAAGAATATGTTGTTTTGTTCAAGACAATGCCAATAAAGAAGAATGGTAAGTTTCTGCTAAATCCTGATGAGTTGAACTCAAAGGTAAAGATGCCAAAACTTTATAAGAAAGAGAACGAAGTAATTTCTTATGGTCCTGTTCGTTATGAGAAAATGATCATTTGGATCAATCCAGAAGAATCAAAACAAACTGGGGAACCTCGTGCTAATTCAAAATTCCTTTTCAAGGACATGTTCGCAAACTTGTGAGAAAGATAAACTCAAATGTTTTCTCTAAAACAAATTCTTTTATGTGAGAATGATGACATTGAATCCCATCTTCGATCGCGTGATGTTGATCTATCAAAGACACGGGTGATTATGGACAAGGAAAACAACCTTGCCGTTTTCCTTCTTTTCAACCTTTCCGTCAAACGTGTTGCATATAAACAATACAATCAAAAAGGAACCAAGACAGGTAACGACAGCAGAGACAGGGATAAGGCAAAATACTGGACGTATATTACAAAACATCCAGAAAAGACCATTGGTGTTTGGGGCTTGGAAACTGTCTTTGACAACCAAGATTTCCTATTTGTCACAGAGGGTATCTTTGATGCTGTCAAGCTGCACAACATTGGAATGCCTGCAATTGCTGTTCTAGCAAATCATCCTAAGATGCTAAAACCATGGTTTGCTGCCATGAATAAAAAAGTCATTGCCGTTGCCGACAATGACGATGCTGGAAATAAACTAAAGTCTGTTGCTTCTATGTCTATCAGCACACCAAAACCCTATAAAGACCTTGGTGAAATGCCTCAAGGAGAAGTTAGAAACTGGTTGAAATCTGTTCTACCTGAACTGTTCAGCGAATGAACGTCAGTCTTTCTTCTTTTTCGAAGACTTCTTTACCAAGATAGAACCATCAATTGCTTTCTTGATTTTTTCATCAGTTTCTTCTGATGTATTGCCCGTGAGGCTCGGTTCGCAAGAAGTAATGTCATGAATGCTTTGATAAAGCTTCATACATCGATCGTAAAGCCCATCATTTACTTTACGATGAATGCGTCCCTGTTCACAAAGTTTTGCAATTTCTTCCAAGTCTCGAATTTGTTTTCTCAGTTCTCCAGCAAACTTCATTTGCTTTTCTTGGAAGCTGATAGCAGCTTTCATTCTCTTTTCATATATTTTGAGAGGAGAAGGACGAGAAGCAAGAACTCGAACCTTGTTCCATTTCTTCTTGATGATTTCTTTTAGTTCGTAAAAAACAGAAGCACTTTGAGTGCTTGGTATAAGGTTTTCATCAAAGGCAAAAATGCCACAATGTGTGGTCCAAGTAAAATAGAATTGCTTCCCTTGTTTCTCTACACCAAACACAGGTATATTTTTACTGATGATTTCCTCTTTCAGTTTTTCGCCATCCAAAACAAAGGATGATGGACAAGGAAGAAAAGGAAGAAGGTCATTTCGACCATAAGGTGCAGCGCACCAATCAAAAAATACAGAAATTTTTCTGATCTTTTCCTTCAGGACAGGATCTATGTTTTGTTCTTCTTTGAACCATTGTCCCCGTTCAATCCAACTTATCTTTTGTGGAAGAAGATTTCTCTTTTCCTTTCCCTTGAAACGGATAAAGGTATAGAGATCATCAAGAGTTTTTAGAACATCAATTGTTTCTATTTCCATCATTCTTGAACTTTCTTCTTCCTCTTGTCCGTACGAAGAAGTCGAGGAATGCCACCTTGAAGTGCCTTGTCGAAAATCTTCAAGCTCTCTTCCTTGGTTTTGCCGATGATAGGATTATGTTCTTTTATATGCTTCAAGGAGTAGTTGAGGTCATTCAAAATTCCTTGGACTTCATTGATTTTTCTCTTCGAAATCCCACTTTCATCAATATCTTCTCGAAGCTCTTTCAAAACTCTTTCAAGTTTTGAAATGTCCGGAAGAAGTTCCAACTGCTCCTGTTGAAAATTGAGGGCAGCTTCCATGAACTTTGGATCGATAACAGGACCTTTACTTTCCAAAAGTATGTCTGCGTTCTCTTGCACAACCTTTTGAAAGTCCTTCACGAAGGCTTTTCTCCTTCTCTCAAGATACCAAGATTCGCCCGCTTCGAACGCGCCCTTCGCATCATTGAAAGCCCTCCATTCCGACGTATATGAGCTTACGATTGGAATGTGATATTTCGTTATCTTGCCCTTCCAAGAATTTTCTGTTGTTTCAACAACTAAAAATGAACAACTTTGAAAGTTGTTTTCAGGAGTTCCAAGATTGATCGACTTCTTGGTTGGATCATTGAAAAACAATCCAGTGTAGTGTTTGAGGAAGAAATCGCTTCCATCTGGATATCTCTTTCCATTCGGAAACGTCGGAGCAGTAAGTGAACGTTGCCAAGAAATCAACAAATATGCAGCTCTTTGTTCCTCTGTCCACTTACTATAGTGTTTCTCCATCCAGGCATCCATATTCTTGATGCCAACACAAGAGTAATAATCGTACTTATATCCAACGGTGTTTTCTGGATTTTCTTTTGCCCACTTTTTGAATGAGCGAAGAGCCTTATCTAGGTTGATTAGCATGGTTTCACCATATCAGATTCCAACCGGAATTTCAAGAAAATTCACTTGATGCCAGTAAGTGCTGCCTCAAGCATCAAGCATCTCAGTAAAGGATGACAACCTTTACAAGCTTTCCTTCCACAGGATTATCAACCTCAACGAGGTAACGTTCCTTTACAACCTTCGCAGGCGAAGGAACAAGCTCATCAACTCCAGTCACAACCCAAGAATGACTTCCAAGGTCATAGACACTCTTTGCAACTGGAGCGTTTTGAAGGTCTTCTGGAAGCTTTTGAAGCTCCGCGATAAGCTCTCGAACCGTAAGAAACGTTCGAGCCGTGCTTTCCTTTTGAACTGCGCTAGTCATGGGAATTCCTTTCAAGCTCGGGGTCAATGGTCATTGCCGTGAAGAGCAACCTCGTACACACGAACAAGACTTCGAAGATATTCAACTTCGCGCTCCAATTCACGCACGCGAGTCACAAGCTTTCGCTCGGTATAAGTCGTCTCGAAAAAGTGATGGTCACGGAAGAAGATATGAACCAAGGGTGGATTTCCACCAAACTTCATCACAATCCGTCCCGGAAGAGCATCAAGAATTTCTTTTTGCAAGTTTCGAAGCATCGGAGCACGAATGAAATGTCCGCCTTCGTTGGACTCTTCCACACGAAGAAACTTCTCATGCTTCAAGAACAACTTCCGAACCACTTCAATGTCTTCCGCAATTTCCGCTTGCGAAACTTCGACTGCCTTTTGTTCGTTTCCAATTCCAAACATGTCTTCTCTCACTTCTTTTCTGGTACGAGCGGGTTGTTTGCCTTGCGTGCCTTTTCCAAGTGGAACTGAATGTCCGCCTCGGCTTCAAGGTCTTTTCGAATTTCTGCCAGAAAAGCAAAAGCTGCTGGCGTCTTCTTGTTCAGAAAATCCGGAAGGATATATTTGCGGAAATAAAGAGACTGTAGGAGAAACTCCTCCTCACTCAACCTCTTCTTTTTCTGTTGTTCTTTCTTGGACATTTTTTGTCACTTCTCGCTGGTAAGACCAGCCTCCTCGAGGTTCCGCGTATTATCCGC